GTGGCGGTGCTGGTTCAAACGGTGCTAACTCACCTTTGACACTTGCTACACACTCAGCAGCACAGTTCATTCCCTATGAAGCATCAGGTGCTCCAACTACAGATATGGCTCGCTGGGCTCCTGTATACAACGCTACAACAGCACTTCTTGCTGGTTCAACTAAATACGGTACTAACGCACTTCGTGCAACAATTCAGGATGCTGGAAACGCTAAGGTAATTACATCTTGGACAGATTTCCCAATCTTGCCTCGTACACAGTTGTTCTTCCCGGGCTTCTCATTCCGTTTGAACACTGGTTCAAACCCAGGAACACCAAACTTGGGTACAAAGGCTGCTCGTCCTACTATTCAGTGGTTCGATATTAACAAGGCACTTATTCGTGAAGACCGTCCATCTGTTAACGCAGCACTTGTTGCAGCAACATACACAGATACAGTAGCAGGAACTATCTCAACATGGCAGCCACCATTGGCTCCAGTAAACGCAGCATATTTTGAAATATCTGTTGAAATGTTGAATATGTCTGCTGGTGACGTCTGCGATATTGACTTCAACGGTCTTCAGTACTACCCATACGTTGCTAACGGTGGAAATGGTGCTGATGGTACTGTTATCATTCGTTACACTGAGAAGTTCACAGCGTAAGGTATAGGAGGATATAACTTATGAAAAAGTTTGCTCTCGTTGCAGCCAGCAAAGTTCAAAACATTATTGTGGCTGAAAGCGAAGACCTAATTGGTCCAGAATCATTAATGTATACAGTTGTAGACATTACTGATGCAACATTTGCTCCTTCAGTGGGCTGGACTTATAACTTCAAAGAAAAGACATTTGCTCCTGAACTGCCAAAAGGACTTCCTGTATGGGAAAAACTAGTTGCAACAGCAGCAGAAGAAGCAGCACCTGCTGCAAAGACAACTTCTACAAAGAAGTCGTCTACAACTGCAACACCTGCGGAGGAATAAACAATGCCAATTACAATGTCACCACAGGTGCTAACCGCATCAACTGATGCCTACATCACACAGGGTGTTACAGCACGTCTGCAAACACTTACAGGTGCTAGCGCTAACGGTCCAATCACAGTGAGTGTTATTGACTTCCCTGTGACTGTTTTAAGAAATCAGACTGCAACATCAACAATCACATTCTCAAATGTGCCAGACAACTATGCAAATACTTGGTGGGTTGAAGTTGCTAACCGCGGCTCAAACACAGTTAACTTCTCAAACGTTTCTTGGGATGGTGGCGGAAGCCCTACTCTAGCAACATCTGGTCGTTCTGTACTAGAGTTCTATAGCCGTGATGGTGGAACCACTATCTATGGTCGCGTTCGTTTTGCAAATATTGCATAATTATTAAATAGCCTAAACCCCGTACCTTTTGGTGCGGGGTTTTTGCTTTGTTTAAGGTAGACTATCCGCATGGCTAAAGTAAAAGTTGCTGTATATACAATTGCTCTTAACGAAGAGAAACACGTTGAACGCTGGTATAACTCAGTAAAAGATGATGCTGACTATCTGCTAATTGCTGACACAGGCTCTACTGACCGCACAATCGAGATTGCTAAGTCTCTTGGAATCAACGTTGTATCCATTTGTGTGAAGCCTTGGCGTTTTGATGTAGGCAGAAACGCGTCATTGGCTTTTGTCCCTACAGATATTGACTACTGTCTTCCATTAGATATGGATGAGATTATGTTGCCTGGTTGGAAAGATGAACTACAAAAAGCCTTTGATAATCATGCCACACGACCACGCTATGACTATGTGTGGAACTTTAATGAAGATGGAACTCCTGGAACTACTTTTAAAGGCGATAAGTTTCATGCTCGACATGGGTATCGTTGGAAAAACCCTGTTCACGAGATTTTAGTGCCTGACCGCATTCAAGAAATTCAATATCACACAAACGCTGTGATGGAGCATCACGCTGATAACACCAAGTCACGAGCCCAGTATTTAGACTTATTAAAACTTTCTATTGATGAAGACCCCTATGATGACAGAAATACTTTTTACTATGCACGAGAGTGTTACTTCTATCGTCAATATGAAGAAGCAACAAAGTATTTTAAAAAGCATCTTGGTATGCCAAACGCCACCTGGGATATGGAGCGTGCCGCATCTATGAGATATATCGGCATTATGAACCCAGACGAGTGTGAGCATTGGTTTAATATGGCAATTAAAGAGGCTCCAGGGCGCCGTGAGCCATATGTAGAGTTGGCTAAGTATTACTACAACACTTCCAAATGGGAGCAATGCTATGAAAATGCTATGGCTGCGTTGGCTATCACAGAGCGTCCTCAAGAGTATCTATGCGAAGCAGATGCTTGGGGGTATCTACCCCATGACTTTGCTGCAATTGCTTGCTACCGATTAGGGAAGTATGCTGAAGCAATAACTCATGCACAGAATGCAGTAAAGATGGCTCTTCCAAATGAAATGGAAAGACTTCTTAAAAACTTAGAGTTTTGTGAACAAGCAATGAAAGAGGCAAAAAATGACTGAAATGCCTAACTGGTTTTTACAATCAGGAGGTCCTTTTATTTTTGAAACACACTTGTCTTCAAAAAGAACTGAAGAAATTCATTGTTTGCAAATTGGAGCATATAAAGGTGATGCATCTAAATGGCTTATAGATAACATATTGCTTCACTCAAAATCTACATTAACTGATGTAGATACTTGGGGAGGCTCTAACGAGGTTGCTCACGATATGCTTGATTGGAATGAGGTAGAACAATCCTACGATTCTCAGACAGGTGAGTATGTTAAATCTGGTCGCCTTATTAAAAAGAAAATGACTAGCGATGAGTTTTTTGCATCAAAAGACCCTGAAATTTTATATGACTTTATTTATATAGATGGAGACCACGAAGCCGTACCAGTATTAAAAGATGGTATGAACGCTGTAGAGGCTTTAAAAGTTGGAGGTATTTTAGCGTTTGATGACTACCAATGGGATGCAGGAAAAGGTCCAGCCTACCGACCAAGACCTGCAATTGATGCAATAATGCTTTGCTACTCTAATAAATTTAAAGTTATAGAAATTGGATTACAAGTTTGGCTTGTTAAGACTTCTTAACTCGCTTATTTTTTCTTTGTAGTTTTTCTTTTTCTTTTAGTTGTTTAGCAAATTTATCTTCACGCTCTAACTTGTAGGCTTCTACCGCATTTGCACTTGTTCGACTACGCCAAGCAAAGCCACACTCAGTGCAAGTCACAATTTTTGCTGTAGTCCAACGCCCTGTTGTGGAAAGTTGTTCAATAGATACTTCTAACTTACCTGGTCGCGCTGTGCAATGAGGGCAGTTTGGATAGCGGCGTCTGCGTGTTTCTTCACCTAAATATGAAACTGACAACGCTCTACGAATTTCTACTTCGTCTTTTCCGCCCCACACGCCCCAGATTTGACGGTGCTCTAGAGCCCACTGAAGACATTGTTTACGGACAGGGCAAGTAAAACACATATTCTTTGCCGCATATTTTTCTGAGAAGTCCTTTGAAAAAAACCAGTCAATATACTCCCTATTTTTAGGTAATGCACACACTGCTTCTCTTTGCCATTCAAGGCTATTTGCTGGCTTCCACATAATGCAATAATAATACACTAAACATATTAAAAATTATGTAACTAAAGCAAACTAATTTTTATTAAATTTCTACCCATGTAATTGGTTGAATATCTTGAACTATATCACCATATTCAGTTTCGCCAGTTTCATCGCAAGCGTAAAGGTCAGTGTCTTCTTCAAATGTACCTATCCAACCGCAAACAACTTTTGAAAGTTCAAGCCGCTTAAAGGCATCCCCTAAAGAATCAACAACTCCATCTCGTTGAATTGTAGAAGCCAATGCTTTTCTTATAAGTTCATGTTCGACGTCAATATGGTCAATAGTGAAGTAAATAAGGGAGTCGCTTCGTTCCTGGGGAAGCCCACAACCTGACCACTCAGACCACAGGTGTTCCCCGTGCCGTGTGTCTTTTGCCATTACCAGACTCCGAATCTACTCGTCGTCTATGGTATCAAATTCGTATTCAAAATCCTTGGCTGAGTCGTCAGTAAGAAAATAAACTTTTTGTGGGTCTTTAAGTTCGTATATTCCTGCAATAGTTATAGCGCCACACATACAGCAGACATCAACATTTCCTGGCTCAAAAATTTCAGGGGTTTTTACCCCGACAAGGCGCATCATAATGTTGCCTTCTTCGTTAACGCTTTGTGGTTCCCAGTTAGCGTTATCTTGAAGCCAGCATATTTCGCACACAGCCATAGGACTTAGTACAGGCTCTGCTGCCATTTCAAACCTCTCTTTCTAGAGGTATGGTTTACAGCATAATTCTATCTCTATTTTGCATCCTATAGAGAAATATTGATGTGCCTAGCCCGTCTTATTTGAACTCTTTCTCTAGGGGTAAGACCACCCCAAATGCCAAATGCTTCGTGGTTAATTCCCCATTCAGCACAGTCTGTTTTATGAATGCATAAAGCACAAAGTTTTCTTGCTTCTTTATGGTCATACATAGATGTTTCTGGGTCTTCATCTATATCTTGAATGTAAAAAACGTCAAGTCCAACTTCTGCACAGGTTGGATTTTCAAATTCCCAAGGTTTGCGGGACACGGGAAACCTTTCTTAAAAATTAGTTGTTGGATTTTTTATTATTTTCTAGCGAGCCCACCTCGTACCCGCATCCTGCATATCCCGCAATATCAATCCATGTGTCAGGTTGATAGCCAGACTTAGAGGCATACCTTGCCACCTTGAGCCCAACCATCATCATTGCCACATCTTCATTACTAATTGGTACACCTAAGATTACCGACCAAATCTGAGCAGTTCTTTCAAAGTTATCTTCAGGAGCGCCGTATTGTTTGTTTCTGTCGCCAGAAATAATCTTTGCTGCTTCTCTTAGCGCTTCAACACGAAGAGGGTTTTGCTGAGTTGTCTCATTATCTGTATTCATCTTTAATCCTCGCTATGACTTGGGCGGTATATGTTTTGTTGTCTGTATCATCTTCTACAATAATTTCGTAAGTTAGATTATGAGACATTGTTGGGCCAGTGTATGCATTAATTTTTTCCTCAGCAATACTGACAACTTCACTATGATTTTTTGCATTTACAAAAAACTTATATGTAGTTGTTGGCATTATTAAACCAACTTTTCTAAGTTTTCTGGTTTAAAGTGAATTCCATCTAACACTGGGACTTTGCCATCGTCTGTCTTAACAATGACATCTCCATAACGAACTCCAACAACTCGTCCCCTGCGTCCGTTATATGCTTTACCTTGTTCTCCATCAAAAGCATTGCTACGAACTCGAACCGTGTCGGCTACTTTAATAAATCCAGCCTGGGCTGCTACCCAAGTTTCATTAGGATTATTTTCAACAATTGAGTGCCCTAAAGCCAACTTACTAAAGATGTTAATAATTTCTTTAGCATTTTTATCTGTTGGTTGCTTTAGTTGTTCCCAACTAGCAAGAAGTTTTAAAACTGAATCTCCAACAACTTTCTTTGTTTTATTCTCGGTGAGTTGACTTCTCACCCAATCATTGTCTACTTCAGCCATGTTCGTCTCCTATATCTGCTTAGTTAGTAGCGTAGTCTTTTTCAAACAAGGTTTCAACTATAGAATTTTTAAATACTTCCCAAGTTGGAATATTGTTTTTGTACAACTCTTTTTGAGTATTAGCGTGAACTAATCGTTCTTCTCTAGACATCTCTTCAACAACAAAAGGTAAAACCCCCCATTCAGGTCCCATGTTGACAGTAAGTCTCCAGTCAGTGACTACAGGGACACCAACAAACAACGCCTGAGCAAGACTAGGAAGCCACCAAGAAGCACCATCACGATATGTTGAGATAAGAGCACCAGTTGCATTATTTAGTTTTACTAGAATATCTTGATTAGTTTCTGTTCTACCATCTCGATACTGCATAGTTTTATGAGTTAGGTGCTTTTCTGTTTTCTTAAACCAATCTGTCTTAGAGTCATCAACGCACCAATATCCGCCATCAGCAAGTCCTCTAGAACCTCTTTCAATGTTAAGAAGCGCTGCGTCTGGGACTAAAGCAAATACATTGTTAGGGTCAACATTGGGGATATATTTAATAATAGATTCTGGCTTTGTCCACGGATACCCTGGAATAATTGTTTTAGGCCAAATCTCTGTGTAAAGTTTTGATAGTCCAGCAAAAACTTTTTCAAAGTTCTTTGGTTCAAGGGTGTCATTAAACTCTTTACGCTTTATATAAAAATCTTTTACAAGGTCTTTAGGGTTCTTATACCCACCTCTTAGACCATTCCACACCTTGTGTGGTTCTGGAGCATCAACAAATAAAGATAAAGTTCCAAGTTCATAAGCAATGTTTACTACGGACAAAGCGCCATATAGCCTATGAGAAGTTAGTCCCATTGGGGAAGATATACCGACAAGTACCACATCAAACTGAGATAAATAATCCTTATCCATTTTGATTGATGGGTCTGCCCAAGTAACATCACATCCAGACTGGGTTAAAGCAAGATAAACAATTCCAGCAAAAGAAGGAAGACTCTCACTTGCAGTTTTAGAGGCTTGTGGAGAAGTACAGCCTGTCATAAAAACTTTCATTAATCCTCTTTCCTAATTGCCAAGAACCACCCAACGATAAACGTTGGGCGGTTCCTAGCATCATTATTAGAACGGTGCTGCTGGAGCCTGTGTTGCTGAAGCAGGTGCTGGCGCAGGAGCAGGTGCTGGCGCTGGAGCAGGTGCAGGTGCAGGTGCTGCCATTGTTGGCGTTGCTGCTGGTGCCTGACCAGAAACTACTGGATAGTAGTTCTTGATTTCGTTCTTCTTTGTGCCATTCCATGTGCGAGTTCCGACCTGTGCTCGGAAACGACGACCATTGATGGCTTGCTCAATCTGAGCGTTTGATGGAGATTGCAAGAAGAAATCACGAGGGATTCCTAGTGCGTGCATCTTCTTAAAGAAGATACCCATGGCTGCATTGTTTTCAGGGGAAACCACTAAGTTATCCCAAACAAGGCGCTTATTGTGTGGTCCACCTTCAACCTGTGTTTTCACAGAGAACATAGTCTTTCCGCTCTGTGTAACTTTTGCAGTTGCTTCAACTACAACGACGTCGTAATCGCCGTCTGGTAGTGGTTCGTAACTGCTTGACTCACCAGCATCGCGGACCAAGTCCGCCCAATTTAGTGTACTCATGGCTTCCTATTCCTTAGTTGTTTTTTCTGTTGTCTGCTTTTCACCAAAAATAGTGTTAAGCATAACCTCGATGGAGAGTTTATCTTGTTCAACAATTGAACCAAGACGACCCTGAACACGCTCTCCTGCTTCGTATTCATTTGTTCGTTCAACATACATACGACGAACTTTGTATGGCCCTTGCATTGGGTCTGGATTAGGAACCGTTTCCACTGTAAGAGCACCAAGAATGTCGTAGAAATATGGTGCTTGAATTGCTAATTGCCCCTGCAAATAAGGACGGTGACGGCCATCCTGACTTGTTCTTGACATAGCAGTAAGTACTACTGCTTCAAGAGGGTTTGTTGCGTGCATTGTAAGGTCACGCAAATCTCGTAGTAAGCCGCCCATGTGACGAAGTAATTCGCCCCACTGCTGCATCTTCATTTGTTCGTTACCTGCGATGCTGTCCATACATTTCACTTGTAGTTCAGAGATTGAATCAATAATCAAACTCTTGAAATGATGGCGACCAAGTTGTAGCCATTGATATGTCTTAATGACCGTGTCGTAATCACGAACTGTGACTACGCAAGTATCCCAAGTTCCATCTGCAATAGGTGGTTCCTCTCGCAGTGGGTCCCAGTACTTAACGACGATAGGGAGGAAGCGGTGTCCACCCTCAACGTCAAGCATGAGTCGTGGGTATGGTGCAGTTACAGCAAAGGATGATTTACCAACCTTTGATTCCCCATAAACCATAACCGTCAAAGAGCGTTGAATTTCGCTCATATATGTCACTCGCTTCCTTTTGTTTCGTTTGTTCCATAATATGCATAAGGGTCTGTTTCCTCATACATTTCACTAAGTGCTTGTTCGGCAGCGCTTCCGTCGTCGAACATTGGGCATATAGTGAAAAACTGGCATTTCCATTTACAGTCACGACTTGGTTTTGGATACGCATTAAATGCGTGGTCTTCACCATTGTCTAATGCTGTTCTTACTCTCATCAAATCTGCAATCGTTCCGTGAATTCTATTCCAAAAAGAACGCAAAGTAAATACGTTATGTCGAATTTCTACTTGGTCATAAAAAGGTGGCTTTGCGGCAGCAGAGCGACGAACCTTCTTTAGCAATGTAAAAATTCCGCCATCGCTACGCTCTTTTTCATCAACTTTAGTTGATTCAAGAAGCATATAAGTCATAACCTGCTCGTTCATATGTGCCATGTTTGAGAACTCTGCAAGAGAGCCTCCAACAGTCTTAAAGTCGCGGAACATACGCACGCCATCAGCCTTGCGACGAACACGCATATCTAACTTACCTTGAAGTTCAACTTCTCCCCCAAAGAGTGGAGCAATAATTGTTTCTTCTGTAGAAATCATTTCTAACTCTGCGTCAATACCATTTTCTGCAACCCACTCTTCGTATCCCTCAAGCATGATGCGACCAAGTTCGGCTTCAGTTTCTAAGTTTGCTACATCACGAAAATCTGCAAGAAGTAGTTGCTTATCAATTTCAACTAAGTCAGAGTGTGCTTTTAGTAAAGGTATGCCTTTTGCATAATGGTCATCCAACGCTTGGTGAATACGACTACCAAGTGCTAATGCGCCAGTCATATCTTGTTGCTTAGGCTTTAGACGGCGATAGTAAGTAAGCCACCAACGACGGCGACAGTCTTTAAATGTTTGTAGTTCTGAGTTTGAAAGTCTTACGATTTCACTCATAGTTTTCCTGCCTTATCGTCTTGTAGAAGTTTGAGCAGTTGGTTTTTATCCCTAACAATTTGCTCAAAGTTGTCGGCTTTAGTTTCAAGAACTTGAATAACTCGCTCCTCGATTGTTCCATCTGTGACATAGTCAGTGATAACGATTGAGTCATGCACTTCACTACCAATACGATGGACTCTATCAAGAACTTGTTTGTAATCAACAAGAGACCAAGGTCGTTGAAGCATAATCAATCTACGAGCAGCAGTCAAGGTAATACCAACACCGCCAGCCTGTGCCGTAAATAAAATCCATTTAATTTTTCCTGCTTGGAAATCATCTACTGCTTGTTGACGCTCGTCTTCGTCTTGGTCGCCAGTAATCAGCCCGTGAGCAATCTTCTTCTTTGTAAGTTCTGCACTAAGAAGATTGATAAGTTGCTTAGACACAGCCGAAACAGCAACAGAGTCATCGCCAAAGTCGCCATTTTCAATGTCCTCCATCAACGCATCAATCTTGCAAGAAGGAGCATTTAGGATAGTCTTTTGCTCTCCAGTAGTTTCATCAACTTCTAAAGTAGCGTATGAACTAGCAAACTGCAACAACCTAATTGTTTGTGTTAAAACGCTAGGTGCAGTAACAACATCGCCTTCATCGCCAAGTTCAGCAATCATTAAATCACGCATCTGCTCGTATGCTTTCTTTTGCTTTGTAGACATTTCCACATCGCGGCGTTCATTCATTACTGGCGGCAAATGCGGAAGCACGACTTTCTTTAACATACGACGCATATAAGGATTAACGCTCTTATAAAACTCGTCCTGCATATGCGCTTTGACTCCAAGAACCATCATTCCGCCAAAAGCATTGAGCATTGTGTCAACCATTCGGTCAATCCACTTTGTCTTTGAAGGCCAGTCTTTAGGAGATAGCCAGTGAAGAATTGCCCATAAATCAACAACATTATTAGCAATAGGTGTTCCAGTAAGTGCAAAACGAATATCCGCATCTCCTGTAGCAGCCCAAAGAGCACGACTTTGCTTTGACTTAGGGTCTTTAGAGCGGTGAATCTCGTCAGCAATTACAGCCTTAAAATTAATTCCATTTAACTCTCGCAAGTGGACTTCGCAACGAGCCTCTGTAGTTTTCTCATCTTGACCGCCACAAGCCTTGCAACGAGTCAAAGCGATAGAGCCATATCCCGATAGTCTTGAGTGAGAGCGCAAAGACTCCCAGTTGATAATAAATACCTGTGCTGGCTCCTCAAACTGGTTTTTTCGTTGAACTGCTGACCCCTTGATAACCTGAGTTATTACCCCTGGCCACCAAATATTAAACTCACGAGCCCAGTTCTTCTTAAGGGTATTAGGGCAAACAATCAAAATAGGAAAAATATCTTCACCTTTATCGTGCAGTTCCTTGAGTGCACGGATAGCCTGAGCAGTCTTACCAAGCCCTGGTTCATCGGCTAGGAGTGCTCGTCTTGCTGTGCTGAGAAAGGCTACGCCAGCCCTTTGATGAGGAAATAAAACAGGGTCACCTTCATATGACTCCAACTCTCTAAGGGCGTTAGAAGGGTTTATACGGGTTTCTAGAAGGCTTCCAGCCCAAGCCGCTAAAGACGGCTGAATCTCTAAATCATTGCGAAATGTGGAGCGTAAAGCAAGACAAGTGGTCCAACTTAAAGGAGCACGCCAGACCTGCTCTTTAGGGCTCCAGGAGGCCCCTGGAAGGCTCTTACACAGTTCTTTATAGCGCCAGTCAGCGTTGATGAGGATATTCTCTCCAGCGGAGTCAATATCTACTGAAACTGTCATTTTTACTCCTAATGTCATTAAGTCTATATACTAGCAGAGATTTTTAAATTTTTTATTTTTTCTTGCTAGTAACCTACTCTAGCAGAACTTTTGGTTTCCAACCTAACTTAGTCAGTTTTAGTAGGGCGTGTCGGATGGCGTCTAAAGCGTGCCCCTCACCGCCTCTATGCCAAGTTCCTACTTTACGAAGTGCCTCGTTGGGGAAAAGTGCTTTGGCATCGGCAGGAGTCTGAAAACTAATCTCTTCTGGAACATAGCCATTAGTGCGGCATAGATGTTTGAGGACCCCTATCTGCTCTAGCGAATAAGGCGCTTGAGAGTTGCGAACAGTTTGAGCATTGATAGTAAATCGCTCACAAGAAATAGCAAATTTTTCATACTGCTTCCAAGCAGTAAGACAGGTAGTTATGTTGTCAGAAAACTCTTCTGGCTGGGCTTCAAAAGATAGTTTTAATTTTGGCAAATCTTCTTGGCTGCCAGACCAAGATACAAGTGCAATACCGCTGGCTTTTCCAGGGTCTACAGCAAGAACAGTTATCAATATTTGTCGCCCCAAGTCTCTAGTGGCCCATCAATTCCAGCAGTTAGTGGAACAGCCCAGCCGTCAGTTGTTGTCATACATTCTTGAACAATACGCTTAATTTCTTCTGCTTGGTCACGAGGTGCTTGTAGAACAATTTCATCGTGAACAGGAACAATAAGATTTTCAGTAAGGTCTGCTTGGTCTAACTTGATGAGATTACTCTTAAAGACTTCCGCTGCTCCACCTTGAATTAAGTAGTTAATAAGTGTATAAACGCGATTCTCGTCGCAAGGAATTTTACGACCAGTCCATGTGTGGATGTAACCCTGACCCTCATCGCGTTCACGGCGAGCACCAATGTTTTCAATTTCTTTTTGGAACTTAATCATTCCTGGGTATCGCTGGTCAAAAGCGTCAGATACAGCCTTCATTTGAGACTCTGCAACGCCAGCAGTAAGTGCTTGCTTAGCGACACCAGCCCCGTAAAGACGACCATAAACCATTCCCTTAATAAGAGTTCTGCGCTTATCAGAGCGTGTCATATCAGGTTCTTGATAAACCTCACGACCAATTTCAGTGAACGGGTCAGAACCAGTTGCATCAGCACGATTAAATAGCGTGATGAGATTTGGGTCCTTAGATAAAGATGCAAACATACGAAACTCAACTTGGTCAAGGTCGGAGGTAATAATGACGTGGTCTTTGTCCTTTGGAATAAATGCACGGCGAACTGTGTCATCACCTTTTGGCAAAGTCTGTAGCGCTGGGTCGGTAATAGACATACGAGAAGTGCGAGCGCCTAGAGTTTTAACAGACGGATGAAGAATCCCATCAACATTTTTATTAATGAAGTTGAGGAAGTATGTATTAGCCAACTTATCTGCTTTACGCTGCTTTAGTACTGTCTCGGCAAGGTTTTTTACTTCTTCGTTGCCATGAATTGTGAGCATCTTAAGTTGGTCTTTAGATGCAGATTTCTGACCAGAAGGAGTTGTTTCTGTAATCTCTGCACCAAGGTTTTCTAGCAAACGAACTAACTGAACATTGCTAGTAATACTTGTACCGTTATAGGTCTTTGCAGCCCACTCTTTTACCTGCTCTGTATATGACAAAAGTTCTTCATACTTTTTCTTAGAATATTCAAGGTCAACACGAGCACCATTAATCTCCATACGAGTAACAATTTTGCGTGCTGCCATTTCAATCTCATACGCTTTGTGGTACGGCTGACCTGGGCCACACTTTTCATAAAACTTTTCCCACAAACGCATTGTAAGAATTGTGTCAAGCGCACCATAAGACCAGTAAGGCTCAAAGTTAGTTGGAACAGTTCCCCAAGTCCAACCATTTTTGGTCAAGTCAATATCAAGTTTGTCTTGTAAATATGCCGCTTGAGGGTCAATTAAAAGTGCAGATAGTGGTTTCAAGCCACCAGGACCTAGCGGGTCAATTAAGTGCGCCATAATCATTGTGTCGTGTGCACGCTGCCAAGGCATTTCCCAACGGGATTTAACTGCAAACCATCGTGCCTCAAATGCAATGTTGTGGCAGACAAGTGGTCCATCAAACTTATTCATTGCTTCGTAGAAAACACCGCTCCATTCTTCCCATGGAATAGACCAGCCATGCATACCATCACCTACTTGAACAAGACGTAGGTCACCATGCCAAGGAGACAAAGCATGGTCACGAGGCATACCAGGACGCTCACCAGTTTCGGTGTCAATAGCAATCGCATTGTGTGGGCGACGTTCACCAAGCCAAGAAATAAATTGATTTGCTTTTTCTACAGAGTCAACAAGAGTTACTTCAATACCTGAAAGACCCTCATTCATCTACAGACTCCTCATTTTCTTTCTTTAATTCAACCATATCTAAAGACAAAGGGCCACCATTGAACCTGTAATACCCTGTATGGACTAGCGAAACAGTCGGGTCTATCCAAGTAAACCCGCCTAAATTAAGCCATCTTCTAGTAAAAAAATAGTCTTCACTTAAATATTCTCTAGTATTTTCTTCAATGGCAGTGTCAAAAAATAAATGTACTTTTTTATCTTTATATAAAAACCAATCATTATCATAGTAATTTTGCATTTTTTCAAAGACTTCTCTTTTAATAAGAACAAAGCCAGTGCCAAGCCCAGTTACCTCTAAAAGCCCGTCATTTAATTGAATTTTTCCATCCAATAAAATTGATTTTTCAATACTGTGCTGAGGAACATTTACAACATAACTTGCAGAAGAATACATAAGACCCTCGACAGAGTTTATAGAGTCTTTATTTTTTAATATAGCATTCCAATCAATTTGCTTAATTGGGTATGCTCCGCCAATAATTTCTTTCTTTTTTAATATAAGTTTAATAATTTCTACTGCTTCAAAAGAAATATCTGCATCAATAAACATCAAATGAGTTGCATCTGTTTCTTTTAAAAAATGGTCTGCAAGAAGATTTCTTGCTCTTGTTATTAAACTTTCATTAGAAAGTTGTTGGATACTAACTTGTAATCCTAAAGATGATGATAAACTTATAAATCTAAACAATGACATTGCATAATCAGAACCGCACATTCCACCGTAGCAAGGCGTTGCAATGTGCAATTTTATGTTTCTTAAATACTCTAAATCTTCTTCTTTAATTTCAAAATTGTCGTTTGTCATTTATTTTCTCTCTATTGGTCTTATGGAATCATCTCGATGCGGTAAAGCGAGTCTATCCTCTCATCGTGGGTTGCTGCACGTTCCAATAGCCTTTGAGCAACATTGGTGAGATATCTTGCACCACCTTGGTCATATTTGTAAAGAGCGTCAAGAACAGGACGAGGGTCTTCACTTACTTGTGCCCAATGGCGATATTTTTCTGGAAAAACAATTGGAAGAGTTTTTACAGGGTTGCATTCTTCGCAAGGGATAGCATCTTTAGAAAGAACGTCTGATGTCTCCTCAGTAAGCGCATATCTTTTTACTAATGGACAAGCAGCACCATGAAAAACTAAAGATACACCAACACGAGATAAAATGTAAGAACCATTTTCTGTTCTATACAATTCAAACTCAATCCAGCGTGTTGAGCCACGACGCCAAGACGAAGACTCACCTAGGAGGCGACCTTTAAATTGCAAAGTTCTGGAGCCGTCTTTGACTTCAAACATTACAAACTCCTTTTGTCTTTACTGTCATTTGTTTTCCAATGCTTCTAGTCTAGCGGATAATTCTTGAACTGCCTTAACTAAAGGAGCAATAAATTCATCATATGCTAAGGCTTGCTGTGAGTCAGGGTCCTCTACGTCTCCAATAGACCAACCAGCAAAATCAATAGAAGGATTGTCGCTTAATTCATCCAAAGTTTCTTTAATTTGCTGAGCAATAAAACCATAATGTCTTCTCCTACCTGGAACCACTACAGCGGTTTCTGGCTTTATGTTGTCGTCTTCATCTTTTTCTATGTTTGACAAATCAACTCGACCAGAGTTTAATAAAAAAGAAACAGGTCTAATTTTTTTAATAAACTCTAGCCCTAAAGCAGCGTCTTTAACATCATTTTTGATTCTATAGTCCGAGGTTGTTAAAAAAGAACCTGCTCTTACTATTCCCCAACGGAAACTAAAACTTCCTAAGTCGTATGCTTGGTCCAAAGCCGTAGGGTTTCCACTTGTATTTAAAAATCCAGGAGCAATAGTTCCTTGGCTATACAGTTGGTTTGCCGAACCTTGAATGCCATATCCATTTGTTTGTAGTCCTCGAAGAGCAGCAACGCAACGGTCAGTAATAATTGCATATACGGCGTAAGAAGAAGACGGGTATAAAATTGTTGTAGAATCGGTGTTTTGGATAGTACCTGTTGAAGAAAATCTCCAGCCATTGGTAGCAGAACCAATATATCCGCTTGTAGCATTTACAGTTCCAGTGATTGTCGCGCTACTACAAGTCATTGCGCCCTGCGCCGTTACAGTAAAAGTTCCGCTTCCATTGTTAATTGCACGACTAGTAATAGTTCCAGCAGTAATATTGTCTGCATTTAAATTTGAAACTGTGATTGCAGCAGCATTAATTGTTCCAGCATTAATTTTGCTTGCATTAAGGCTACCAATTTGTGTGTCTGTAATTGTTCCGTCTGCCATGTTACTTCCAGAAATAACTTTACTTCCAGAAAAAGATGATGCGGTAACAGCACCAGTAAAAGATGCTGACCCATCGCTAGAGATATTTACTGTTGTTGTTCCAGAAGCATTAATTGCTCTAATACCATTAGTATCAAAAATAACTCTACTGTTAGGACCAGCACTTGTTCTAATAGTTGAACCAGTTATAGTTTTTGCATCTAATGCTGTAGTAGAAAGCATTGTCGCCGTGATAGTTCCAGCGTTAATACGAGCAGCATCAAGGAAACCAGTAGTAATTTTTCCAGCATCTAGGTTTGCAACTACAGCATTTCCTATAGTATTTGCTTGCCAAGAGGTTCCGCCAAGACCAGTCCATTGACCAATAATTATGTTTGAAGCGTTATATTGCCACCAAATGTCTCCAGCAGTGTTTGATGTAGAACCTGGAGCAACTAAAGAATAAGTTACTTTGTTTTTACCATTGGCTGTTTGAATAGCAGTATTAGCCGCAGCAAAGGCTGTTACGGAAAGGTCAAAGGCTTGAGGGTCACCAATATCAACAAAGGCCCCGTTGTCGCCGTTATAAATAGATACAGACCCGTCATTAGGATTAACTACTAACTGACCGTCTTTTGGGTCGGTAACATCAGACGGCTGTCCGACAGTTACTGTTCCAAAATTAACTTGCTCAGGAGTAATAACTTCTGCACCAATTGCATCAGTTGTTACAGATTTTGTTCCTAGTCTACTTCTGGCAGGGCGACGCTCTAGATATCGCAATCTACGCTGAACATCAGAAAGATTATTACCTAGGTTTTTATTAGCACTTCTGCGTCTACTTGGCATTATTCCTCCTATACCGTAATCTTCAATGTAGAAATGCGACGGTCTTCTTTCCATTCACTGATAAGTTCAAGGTCAACTTTTTCAGGGAAAGCAACACCATCAGGCACATTTACTTTGTATCCAACTATTTTACGCACAATAACATCTCCTCTAGGCTCTAAGTCGCTAGCAAGACGCATACGAACAAACTCATCATCAATAATTAGTGAGCACCAATCTCCTGGTAAAAAGTCTCCAACATATGGCCCAATTGAGCCGTTAATTGCAATTGTAAAATTTCCCTCTGGTGGACGTGCTTCATCAGCAAAATCTTGAGCATATGAATACAGAGCAGTCTCACCATACGCTGTTGTCTGGGTGTCGTTCTTTGACTCAACTTGGTCAAGGACTGGCCACCCTTTATCCAACAAATCTGTTGATGTTGCAGCAGCGTAAGGCTGACTTGCAGTGTTGTCTAGACCATCATTATTTCCAGCAACCCACATACGAGTGGCAGAGTTTTCTGCTGTTTCAGAGATACCAAACTCAAGGATATTTCCTGGGTATTCAAATACAAACTGGTCTGCTCCCAGAACACTAATTGGATGTACTAAACCAATATATCCAGCAGCAGCACTTCCAGGAACATCTGGCTTTACTACACTAAACCTAAATGTAGTTGTAGTAGGTGTAGCAGTTACTACCTGAGTTCCATCAAAAGAGGTACCAACATCGCTAACAACAATCTCTTGACCAACAGTTAGTCCATGAGCCGTTGCCGTGGTGAGTGTTGCCACATTAGAAGCAAGAGTTTTGTATGTCACAGATACTTTATTTGGAGGCGGAATAAACGGAACAAAGGTGAATGTTTTAGAGAATTGACCAATATTTTTGTCAAAATCGCAGTCAATGCGGTATTCAAAGCCGTTTACATCTTTAGAAAATTCTTCAAGAATTTCACCAAATGACTTTAAATCAGAACCTCTAAATATTTGCTGAGATACTCCAATATATTTTCCGCTAAGTTCATTACTTACACCAATACCAATATCAGAGTTTCCAGAGTAGGCTCCAAAAGTACCAGCAACTGCTCTAGCGCCCCATTTAACAGTTCCACCATAAACAGCCTCTGCTTCAGCGTTAACTACAGAAGTTGAATTAAATTTAAATGTTTTAGTATCAACTACGCTTGATACAACTTGAACTCCGTCATAGTCAGAGCCTACATTTTCAATAACAACTTTTTTACCAGCAGTTAAACCGTGATTAGTTGATGTAACAAGAATTCCAGATTTGTAAGAAACAGAGCCATAGTCAGTTACGTTAATGACTCCAGCCATACTATTTGTCTGCTGAGCCTGATAATAAAGAGTTGCTGGAGCACTAAGAGGAACAGTAAAAGTAATTGTTCCACTTGCTGTTCCATTATTAGTTACTCCTGTGGAGTAGACCTTTCCAGCAGCATAGCCACCTCCTTGATTTTGAATCCAGAAGTTATATCCAGGAGAGTTAATAGTAAAGGTATAGGTATTTCCACGAATTAGATATAGGTTTGGATTATTGGTTGCTGTAGCAGAACCTTGTATGACAGAAGCATAAGCAAGGTTATTGCTATTTGTAAATGTGTATGCAGTCTGCTCTCCGACTTTAGTCACAGTGGTAGAAGCCACGTCGCGGGAAGTCTTAGCAAAACTAAACTGAGTAGCAGATGGAATTGCAATTACCTTTTGAGGACCATTAAGAACTGACTCGTAAAAGAAAGTGATAGTTCCGCTTACTGTAGATACGTTTGCTACACCTAAAGTTATAGTTAATCCATTAATAGATTGAACAGTTGCATTAGAGCCGATTCCTGCGCCAGTTACACCCATTCCAACCAAAATACCAGTGTTGGAGCCAGATATAGTTATAGTTGTTGCTCCTGCTGTTCCAGCAGTTGCAGTTTTTGTAACACTAATGACGTTACTAATATTAGATATTTCTACAGAATCACCAACTGCAAGCCCGTGGGCAGATGCTGTAGTCATTGTTGCAACGTTATTTAAAACTTGTTTTGTAGTTATTTTTAAAGTGGTAGTCTGAATTTGAGCAGACGTAATATTGTATGAGGTAAGTTGTGTCAATGGTGTGCTTGCAAAACTAGATGTGACTCCAGTTGGTTTTACTACAAAAGAAGTTGATGTAGGAATTGCCGTGATGACCTGATACCCGTTTAACAACGTATCAACATCAACTAACTCAACTTCTTGTCCTAGAAGAAGGTCGTGCGGTAAAGCAGTAGTTAAAGTTGCAACTCCAGAAGACATCACCTTGTTAGTAAGAGAGTATTCCAACTCGTTTGCTGGCTTAACCTCTTCATTGGCAAAAGAAAGATTAGAAAAATCTTCATTCATATAGCCAAGCAGGTCTCGTGCTAAATCATAGGTATCAACAATAGTTCTTGCAAGACCTGTTGTGGAAGGGCTAGATGCAAGAGTTACACCGCTAACAGCAAAAGTAAAACTTGCTGGGGATGGAACTGAAGCAATTGTTTTATCTCCATTAAGAGCATTGTTAAGGTTACGAATCCTTACCTTTTCTCCTACTTTGAAGCCATGGTCTACTTCCGTATAGACAGTTGCAACTGAACCATTAGCCTCGTAGCGTGAGCAGTAATACTGCTCTGAGCCGTAATACAGTGTTTGCCATAATGCTCGGTGATACAAATAACTTACAAACTCATTGGCATCAACACTTAAAGTTTTGTTTGTTGGAGAGTATTGACGACCCCAAATAATTCCACCCCAGACACAGACGCCATCTCTAAGAACATAGAGAGCAGTCTTACCTGGCATCGTATTGTCGTAAAGTTCTAAATGAGCAGTGGCCTCGATAAGAGGAATAGTTCCACTAAAAGAGCCAGCCTTACTTAAAGCACGCTCATAAGATACACCTATAAAAGGAATTTCTGCAAGAACTTCATTGGTTAATAAATCGGCAACGTAATAGCGATACTCAGGTGGAGTTATTGAGTGGTAGTCAATTGCCATGTCGTCTTTTCCTCGTGTCGTTTAGTATTACGCTAGCCAGCCAGAGCGATATTCCACGGATAGTTTAGCAGTCGAGTTTGCGTTTCCATTGTCGTAGAAACTAATAACATTCTCTCCTGGAGATAAAGTAATCCAGTCATTATAAACTTCTAGTTTCATACGAGCACCGTAGTATTCTCCGTTAAGAGCAGTTTCTCGGTTGTATGTGTCAATTTCAAGTATGTCTGGTCCAAAAGTATATGTTCCGCTTACAGAAACTACGTTAAGAGTGTCGCTAGCAGTTCCAATAAAAGTAAATGTATTACTTGTTCTTGCCGTGATATATCTGTCGCCATCAATACCAGCGCCAAGACTAAACACTTCCACAGAATCTCCTACTTGCAAAATATGAGCAGTAGATGTAGTAAGAGTTACAACTCCACCAGTAATAGACTTAGAGATAATTGAGCCAGAGACTATTGTTCTCAGTGGCTCAACAATAGTCATATATTCGCCATTTGTTTCATTAAGAATAACTGCTGGACCAGTAATAGGCCCAGTAATTCTAAAATAAGCGCTAACAGGGTAGTCACCTTCGTTTGTAAGAACTGACTTACCGCTTCTTACTGGAGTTGCAGATTTAGCAAGAATTTCTTCTACGTTATATCCTTGATTATCTAATTCATTCCAAGAATACTTTATAGGGTCAGCAGCACGAAGACCGATGGAAAAATCAATTCGACCACGAGCACTGACTGTCTCAAAGTTTGGCTCTCCACTAAGGCGAACCCAAGATGCTTTAATTGGGTTTTCATTTGTCTTTAACCAGCCTCCTTGCCTTACTAAGTTAATTTGAGCAACTAGGCGTCGTCGAGCCTCTGCTGCTAATGACGGGTCAGTACAGAGAATAGAGCCTTCTAAAGTTAAATCACGAGCGTTGTAGCGACCTTTTACATCATAAGAACCATCCGCCCAGCCACGCTTAATGTCTGGCATATCAGGTGCTGGCGGGTTCCACCAACCTTTAATATCAGTAATTACCCAAAGAACACCGTAGTCATCAACGGTATTAAATACAAAGTCATTAAGTGCAATGTCTTCCTGCAACTTCATACCTGTTAGGTGCGGTTGTGGAAGTGGTGTCAGTGCTTGCTGTGTAATCCTATTTTTCTGTGCTTGATTAAGTTGTGCCATTATGCTGCTCCCTTACGCATTGCATATGAAAGTTGACGAGAGACAATTGCTGCAAGTTCACGCTCATCCATTCCAGCAGAAGGATTTACAACAATAGTTATGCCCTTACCAGCACCGCCCATGTAATCAATCATTGCCTTATCGCGTTTTGATAGACCATCTGGGTCAAGAGGTTCAACACGCTCTGGCCTACCTGCTTCACCAATTCTTGCCAAAGTTCCACCTACAGATGGTTGAACTATTCCGCCACTAGCAAAAGGTTCAACATATGGTGCTTGAATTGTAAACCCTTTACCACCAATACCTAAAAATTTAGTTACAGCATTGTCTGGGACTCTAAGTTCAAGTTTAAAACTGTTCCACCAGCCAATCATTTTATTTATGACAGCCTTAAATCCATCCCCCAATGGACCAAATATATTTACCTGCTTAATTATGCTAGTAATGGGGTTAATGAAGAATGCTTTAAAGAAGTCCAAGAATCCAGATAATAAAAGTTTTACTCCCTTAATTGGGTCAGTAAATATGTACCACAAACCAGCAACAACTTTAATTACTCCTGAAATAATGTCAGAAAGAGTGTCTATAGCATTCACAAGAATAACTTTAAATAAAGGAACTATATACTTACCAACAAAATCGCCCATTGTTTTAAAAATATCTTTTAATCCACTAATCTGTGGAAATACCATCTTAATAGCATCCATAATTTGTTTAAATGATGCTTGAAGTTCTTTAAATACACCATCAACTAAATCTTTTAATGCTTTTCTTAGAGTTTCGCTGTTTTGATACATACCAATAAATATTGCAACTAAAGCAGCAACAGCGGCTACAATTGCAATAATTGGTCCCATGCCAGCACCAAAAATAGGTGCAAGAGCCAACTGAGCCCTGCCAGCAATCCCAGAGGTGTATGTCAGTTCCGCCCATGCCTGAGACAATTTTGCTGGAGCAGCGGCTAGTGCTTCTACTCCACCTTTAAGTTTTAAGAAGTTTCCATAAACTACTTTGCCAAAAAATTCTGCTCCTTGACCAATAGTTTTTAATGCTAAAACAAACGGTAAAACTACTGCTGTTGCTCTTAATAGTCCCTGACCAAAATCTGTATTTAAGAAATCAGTTACAAACTTTAAGGCTGTTCTTAGAGTATTAAAGAATATTACTATTGCACCGCTGTCTGTAACGGTTTTTACAAATCTAATAAACTCGGCAATAAACTTTCCAAATGCTGGAAGACTGTCTGCAAGTGCTTTACCAATAGCATCTATGTCAGGCATTGCACCCTTTAAAGCATCAAGGAACCCTTCCATTCCCTTACTTGCGCCAATTTTTAAAATTATCCCTAAAAGACCACCAAGAACGTCTAATAACTTTCCAGCATTAATTGCACCTTGAAGGAAGAATTCTTTAAGAGGCTTGCCATCAACTTCTGTAAGATTTTTTAACTTAGTTGCAGCATTTGTTAGATAATCAAGAAGGTAAAAACCGCCACTTCCTTCTCCAACGTTTGCTTTAATTAAAGTCCCAATTGCACCAAAAGTTTCACGGAAAAGTTTTCCAAGTCTGCGTACTACCTCTGCTGCTGTCTCTAAAGTAGAAGCAAGTTTTCCAGACTTTGTGTCAGCCTCAAGAGTGGCTTTCCACGCTCCAGTAATGTTTTTAGTCCAGTTAGCAAACTCGATAACAAGAGGGCGAGCAGCGTCTGCAATAAGTAAAAATGAATCAATAAGATTAGCAATAGTATCGCCAAATATAAGTAAAGCCTCGTCATTTGTCTTCCAAATTCTTTCAATACGGTCTAGATTGTCTGCTCTAGTAAGTACATCAGCAATTTTATTTGCAACATCTCCGAGCACGCTGCCAGTCTCAGCAAAAAGAGGCTTAAGTCTAGGAAGAAGTTTTGTTACAAGTTTATCTATTGCCTCTTCAAGTTTAGGGAATAGTTCGTCTCCAATTGCTGTTTGAAGTCCCTTTAACTCATCTCGAAGACTAATAATGTATTTAACAAATTTTTGAGCAGATTCTGGAAGATTATTTAATGCGTCTTGGAAAGCATCAAAACCTGGCCCCATTTGGAGGTTAGCAAGGTCCTCCATCTGAATCTTTAAGTCTTCAGTAGCACGAGCAAGTCTTAATTCATTATCTTCTCGTGTCTTTGTTGTATTAATAGATGCTTGTTTTGCCTCGTAATCAGCATCCATAACACTCTTTTGACCTTTAATTTGGTCTTCGATACTTCCTGTACCCATTGCAGCATTTTTTGCTTCTGTCTTTTTAAGGTCATTGTTTTTATCAATAGCACGACGGTAGTTGAGGTCAGCCTGTGCAAATGCAAGTTCTGCTTCTTTACGAGCACGAGAGTTTGGTGGAAGGTCAGAAACACGAGCAAGAGTTTCACGAGCCTTTTCCAATTCAAGAGCAGCCTTTTGCTCATTAATAGCAGCATCTTCTGAATCAAAGGCAAGTTGCTGAAGTTGCTCCATTGCATCTTCACGAGCCTTATTAAGTGCAATCTGTGCTTGCTCTTCAGCATGAATTGCTCTTTCATTAGAGGCAGAAGCATCTCTATATGAAAGTGCTAAATCTTCTGTTGCTCTCTCAACTGCTAACTGTGCTTTTGCAATGGCTCTTGCATTAGAAACAGACTTCTTTTGATTTTTAAGGCCAGCACTGATGGCTTCAGATACACCATTAAATGCAATTTTTACTGTGCTAAGAACCTGTAAGAGACCAAACATCCCGTTTGCAAGAACTGCTGCGGCAGGTGCCGCGGCTCCAAGAACTCCGACTAAAGAAATTAATCCATTACCTAAAGCACCTACTGCACCAACTACAGCAGTAATTGCTGGAGCAAGAACATAGCCAGCCCTTGTTAAACTAGAAAAAGCATCGGCTGCTGCAATAGATTGCGCCTGTAGAGCAGCAGTAAAAAACATATTGTTGTTTTTTGGCATGGCATTTGACATACCAGCACTTATTGTTCGACCTAAACGAGAACCAACACGTTCTCCAACTTGGTCAACACCTTTAAAACCATTTTCAATGTCCCGCTTGACACCAGAAGTGATGGCGTGGACAACAACATATGCATCACCGACTACAGCCACACCATCACCACCAATCTACTACTTAGCCCAGCGGGGCATCAATGTTCATACCAAAAGGTTTGGCAGATTTTTCATCAGGATTTGTTGGGGCAAAGTAAGGCTTAATAGGAGCCTTTGTAGGGTCAAAGGGCTTCAATTCGTCTTCTTCGTCTCCAACAAGACCTTCTTGTAAAATCTCGTTAGACATATTATAATCTGTTCTTCCAGACCCGTATTTATAGTTATGGTCGTAAAAGTCTCGATATATGATGCTTCTAACTTTATCTTTTGCTTCAACTTGTTCAGCAGTTGATGAGTTGGTCAAGTCTTCTTCAAAAATATAATGGATTACATCAAGCATTTGACTTGATTCCATAGAAGAGAGTTGTAGGCCGCTCATCAGTGCTTTACCGTTAACGTAGGGCCAGAGGTCTACTGCCCACTCTGTGAGTCCTCTGACCCCTGAGTAGGGCGCGAGGAATACTGCTCCACCAACCAAGTAACAATTTCGCCAAGGGTGTCAACCGTAACAATTCGCTCTGGGTCACTAATTAAAGCGTCAAATCTAGTTTTGCTTTCTGGCTGAAGAGTGTTGTCAAAGAATGTATTAATAACATCTACTGCCATAGCAGAATCTTGTTTCATTGACTGAGAAACCATATCTAACATTACTTTTCCTTGAATGTTTGGATAGCAATGAAATTCTTCTCCATGAAGTTTAAAAGAAAGTGGTGTAGAGGTGTTTTCGCCACCCGAACCAAAATCTCTAAATCGTGCTGTCGTCATATCTTTTATCCTTATCGTATGTCTTTTGTTATTTACTTATGTAAATAACAGGTTTATGATACCGCTAGACCTAAGTTATCTGTTAAATAACGATTAGGTTTGGTTCCTGGATGCATGACCGCATGGGCATACATAACTTTTCCACGACTAACAAACCGCAAGACTTGAGCCCTATCAGGCTTAATCATATGTGGTTTGCTTCCTTCGTGATGAAGGAGTGCGTAGTTCAAAGCCGAACCAATTCTAATGTATTGACCTCTAGTATCTCTAGAGTGGCGCATATGAATTGATGCTCTTAAAGCACCCGTTCTTACACCTACTTGCGCTTTAGCGGCACGAACAATTAGTCCACCTCTAAGAGCAAGATGTCTCCCAACTTTTCCAGCAGGTTCATTAAAGAAAAATTCATATTCTGCTTTTCTAAGAACAACAGTTGTTGCCATTATGGAACACCAGCAGTCATAGTTAATACTGTAGTCTGAAAACCGCCCTCAGCGGTTCTTACCTCTACTGTAGCGATAACGCCAAGACCAAAACCTGTTTCTTCCCATGCGTCAAACTTTGCAGCACCTTCCATCATCACCCAGGCATCGTAAGCAGACAGACGAGAGCCAGCCTCAATTGTTTCTGCTGATGGTGGGCGACCATTTTGTCCTACTGTTGGGATTTGACGAGATACAGAAATATTTATTGTTGCACTTCGTGGGTCAGCGCATCTGCGAGGAGTTGTTGCTTCATCACCTGGAGAACCAACATACATCTGAAGAAAAGATACTACAAGTTGTTCGCAATCAATAACTGGTTCGCCTAAAGTCCAGTAGCGTCGTGCTGGAAGTGGCATATTGTATGAAGCATAAGTCGAAACAACTTTATTAAGTACGGCTTCTAAAAAGTCAGCAAGATGCTTGGCATCGTCATCTACCTGCGAAAGGTCTGGTAATCCACTCATATGTCTCTCCTTCTTAAACTTTTATACTTAGAAAGTATAGATGGTCTCTGTTCGTGTTCCGAGTTGAATAGAGATGTTTGCTGTAAGAAGGTTGATAACTTCGTCAACGGCAGGGTTGCCTAGACTTGGTCGAGTGCAATAAATATCAAAACTTCCTGGCTCACGAGGTCCAAGAATAGCAAGAATATCGCTGTAATTTACAGATAAGGCAATCTTTCCAGTAGCACGATTAAGAGTTGCCCCGTTAGGAATGCTTACTGTTTTAGAGTTTGTGTAATCTGAAACAGTCAAAGATACCTGCCATGCATTATCGTCAAGTAAGAAATCTCCGCTTACTTCATCAAGGAAAATTTCGGTATCTCCACCAGTAGGAAGAACCTTAAGGTCAAAGGCTGTTTCAGTAAATAGGTATGGCTTAGGTGTCATACGACGAGCACGAGGCTGGTCAGGAGAAAATACTCGTGAACGAGCACGAGCGTTGTCTGGGTTAGTAGTCTTTAGAAATAGGTCAACTGCATATAGACCAGTCTTGCCTTGGTCAATAAAATCTTGTTGGTCAAGGATTGTGTAAGAAACTCCTTGACGAGATACTGAAGTTACACGCTGTGGAAGAGCGCAGGTATCGTCACCTTCGTACAACTTAACAAGTTCAATTGCAAGCATACGAGCAGCATTTTTACCTGCTGTAGGTGGCTCTGTTCCATAGGTATATGTAACTTCCACGTTAGATGGAGTCCAACTTGCTCCAGGAATTGCAAGCATTGTTGAATGCTCAACTAAATAATATTCTTTAGGGTCTACGACATTTCCCTTAATGTCTCTGACTGTGTGGATTTTAATTACTTTGCGCCCACGCAAACGCACACGAGTTGCAGCAGATGAACCATCTCCTGCAAAATCGCTATCGTTGTATCTACCAAAAACGTTCACCTGAACGTTCTGAACCTGCCCCTGTACAAGTACCGGAGAGAAGTTAAGGCTTGAGGCCCCCACTCTCAGGTAAGGAGAAAAAGACGATATATAACGCTCTGTAACTGTAGTTGTTCCAGAGTACTTGCGTCCTGACATTGCCCATAGGAGATAAGAGGCTGTCTTTACAGCGTCATAGGCGTACTCAGAGTTAGCGTAAGACCCTAGGTCTTCCGCGTTAGTCCAAAGATGGCTCATGGTTCTCCTACTTTAATTAAAAAGAGCGGACGACTTCCTTGTGTAAAAATACACGACTGGAATGTCGTCCGCCCTCCTTTTTACTATTAGGCTACAGGGTCCTGTGATGAAGCGATAATGAAGTCAACAGGAGAGTCAGCGTTGTAAGTAATTCCACCAGGAACGTTATACGCTGTTGTAGATGACTGATAAGCAAAGTTGCTTACAGGTGTATAACCACGCTGGCGAACTGCTGTTCCAACTGGTGATACTGCTGTAGAAGCAACATCTGTTGCTGTCTTAGCATATGTGAATGTGTTGTTGGTCTTGTTGGTAATTAGATAAGTACCATTGAATGTGCTATCTACGCCAGCAACAACAACTGTCTGACCAATCTGGAAGCCGTGTGCGGCTGAAGTGGTAAGAGTTGCTACGTTAGAAGTCAAAGACTTGTTGCTAACTGATACTGACTTAGCGTCAAACCAGTCGTAGAAGCCCTTGAGACCTGTTGGAGCCCATGAAGCGCGAGCGTATGAGTATGGACGCTCTGCTGCAACTGGATACTCCCAACGACCATCTGGACCTGTTCCGAAGAACTGGTTTCCAAGGCCGTAACCTTCAAATGTGTTTGCAAGCATTCCGTTTTCAATTACGCGGTCACCTGACTGGCGCAACTTGACGTATGGAAATACCCAGTAGAAGTATGGATTTGTTGTTGCACGCTTTCCATCTTTTACTGCAAATGACCAAACTTCTAGTGCAACACCGTTTCCTGCTGGATTGTCGCCAATTGCTGGTGCGGCCCAACCAACTGACTGATTATCAGGTGCGTTAAGTGTTCCGAAGTTCTTACGAAGTAGCAAGCCACCTGAAAGAAGTGATGTTAATTCTGGGTCTGGTTCGCAAATTGCGAGTTCCATAGTGATGCGCTTGAGTGTGTCTGGTGCCTTGTATGAAACGCAAATTGTTCCATCGGCTGACTTCTCAACAATTTCGTCACCCTCTTCGTATTCTGGGGTGAATGAAGCGCGAAGGAACGCCGAGGTTGTGTAACTGTCACCATCGTTAGTGAGCAGGTTACCCGAGGCGTCGAGTCGTGTGACTCGAATCGCCACACCTTGGACGGAAGCCGCGTAGTCCTGAGTGGCCATTCTGTATCTCCTTAGTTAGTTTCTTACTTATGCTAATGCAGGTACTGCTACCCGCATTGCAAAATGGATAGATGGGTCAAAGTAGACCGCAGCAGCACGGACGCCCTTGATAATCATGTCGTTAATTCTAGCATTTATACCCTGAGCGAGATTTTCATTTACAATCTCTGACTTACTTAGGTGAACCTCTAATGCTCCTGTGGCAAACATCCAGCGATTTGTAAGCGATGCTGCTGCATTAGCGTTACCTACTGGACCTGCTCCTGTATATCCAGAACCGATTACTACATCAGTTCCAAGACGAGTCATAACTCTTCCAGGCTTTGATTCTGTTCCTGGAATGTAGACAAGTTTTGCTCCAAGAATTGAAGCAACATCTCTTGTCATGTGAATGACTCCAGATGTACCAGTTGGTGATTCAGCGATGGCTTGCTCCAAGTGGAACAAAGCATCTGATGCTGAATGTGCACCTGAAACTGGAATAGTAGATGCCCCTGTTTTAGTTAAAAAGTTATTTGAGTTAGATGCTGCTAATGCAGCGCTTCCAGCCCACAACTCGCGCTCTACGGCCTTTTGAGTTGCAGCCTCTAACTTCTTTAGTGCTTCGTCAAAGCGGTCTTCCCCAAGGACACCAAGAGCACTACGGGAAACTTCTGATTCAATAAAAAATGGTGAATAGTTTTCGTAAATTGGGTCGCCAGATGCATCAAATAAAGTTCCACCAGAAACAGTGTCATCATTTTCTGTCAACAAACGTGTTGTTGCATAAGAATGGAACTTATGAGCAAAACCACGAACCCAGGTCTCGTCATTTGCACGAGCACCATGTTCAGTCACATTGGCAACGCTCAAGAGTCCGCAAGGGGCAGGGACTAATTTAGGGGCCTCAAAGACTCCATCAAATGCCATATTCCTACTCCTTTGACTCTTGAGCGTTACCTAGTGAACTAATTTTTACCTATTGGGTACGGTTTAGTACTCAACAGCAGCAGCAGTTGCGCCACCTGTTGTGTCGCGGAGGGCAGCAGCCACACCGTTAACAGAGATGGTTGATGTGATGGCGAGAGACTCGACACCAACAAATGCTACGTTCTCGAATGTTTCAACGAACATCTTGTAGTCGTTTGTACCGACTAGAGATGAATCGCGGATGATTCCGAGGTCAAGAGTACCGCCATCAAGGAACAAGAATGAACCTTCTGCGAATAGGTAC